AAGCTAACTGAATCTGACGCCAGCGACGGCACTTACACCGACGTTACAGGCGGCGGGTTTACTACAACTACAGCTAACACTGCATCTTTACAAAAGATCTTTGTAAATGTAAGCAACTTGAAGCGTTTTGTTAAGGCAAGCGTTACGGTTGGCGGCGGCACTGGCGCCGGCGCTGTTGCAGTGATCGGCTTAGCATCTGCTAAGTACGGCTAAGCTGAGCAATGTAGGCGCTGGCATTAGCTGGCGCCTATACTGTAAACATTACCGGAGTGTAACATGGCTATTGGCGATGACAGCGGTTTTGAAGTGCAGGCACTGACTGGGCTAACAGCAGTTGGCGTTACAGATTCGGTGATACTTGCTGGAACTAATGTTACATTTCAAGTAACAGTTGCATCTATTGGCACTAGTATTGTGGTAAGGATGGAAGGCAGCCTTGATGATACAAGTTATTTCCCTTTATATGATAGTACTCAAGCTGACACAACTATTACGGCAAATGGCACGTATGGGTTCTGCCTGTACTCACCAATTAAATTTGCACGTCTTAGATTGGTTACGGTAACAGGAGGCACTCCAACCATTGCGACCAAGATAGGTGCCGCATGATTTATCCCGCTGTTGTCAATATAGTTATTTTACAAGATTCTACCTACGAGCAGGATCTTGTTATTACTGAAGCAGCTAAGTCGGCTACCTTGAATGAAAATACTAATATAATCACTAGCTCATGCCATGGCTTAATAGCAAATGATAGGGTTGCTTTTTCTGCCATTGATGGTGACTTACCGTGTGGAATTATTGCAACCGAAAGTTATTTTGTATTAGCGGCTGGGTTAACTGAATATTCATTCCAAATTAGCAATACATCCGGCGGCAGTGCTGTTGACTTTACAATTATTTCACCGTCGGCAACTTATTTAATTGGTAAAGTAATTGATTTAACAAGCTACACGTTTGATTCTGATATACGTTTAAGTTATGCTGTAGGGGTTAGCGCTTCATTTGTTTGCACTGTTATCAATGCGACCGCAGGTAAGTTACGATTATCTTTAACTGCAACTACTACCAGAGCGTTAGCTGCTGCAGCTTACGTATGGGATCTAAAATTAATCAGTGGTGGCAGTAGCTATTTTTACGCTAAAGGGTCTGTTACAGTAGAAGCAACTTCATCTCGCACGTAACCATGATGTTAAGCCAAAGCCTAGCTTATCAAATTTTTATTGCACCAGCATTAAGCTCAATTCGATCAGCTCCGATTCGGTTCTTCCATTTGCAATATGTTGTTGCTGGCTATGTCGACGCTGGCTACACTGTTCTTTAACACCCCCATCCGCTATTAACCCATGACTACTATCGTCACCCGCACAGCCAAAGGTTCACCGCTAACTCACGTTGAAGTTGATACTAACTTCACGAACTTGAATACTAATAAATTAGAAGCCGGTGCGATTGCTTTAGGTAGCGCCGGCACTCCAAGCATAAGTTTTACAGGGGATACCAACACAGGCATTTTTAGCCCTGGCGCAGATCAACTAGGCATTACAACTGCTGGCGTTGAGCGGGTTAGAGTTGGGTTAAACGGTCATGTTGCTATTGGCAATGGATCTACAATTACAGACTTTAATTTTCTTAATATTCAAGGTTCTAACGTTACGCACACCGTTGGGGTTGTTCTTAATAAAACGGATACAACAGCTCAGATATGGGGGATGAGAAATACTGGGCCGCTAACTTTTTATAACTACACCGCAAATACTGCTGCGCTGACTATTACCACCGGGGGACTGGTAGGGATTGGCACTACTGGGCCCACCAGATCTCTGGAGGTTGCAGTAGGGGCAACAAGTAACAATGGCATCCTTGTCACTGGTAGCAATAGCCCAGGAATCCTTATTAGCGAAACAAGTGGTAGCGTAAATCTTAACCTTGTAAATGATGCTAGTGGTGCGTATATCGGCACGTCAAGCAATCATTACCTTGTTCTTAGAACCAACAACACCGAACGCGCCCGCATCGACACCTCCGGCAGGCTCTTAGTTGGCACGGCTTCTACCACTGGCCTTAACAGCAACGTTGCTCCAGTTGTAGCAGGAAACTTTATGTCTTTTGAAGGAAGCGTCAGTGCATCTCATAACACCGCGACCACTTTATTTACTCTGGAAAACTTAAATGCCACATACATCATTACTGCATTAGTTGCAGGATCGAATGCAACTCACTACCATGCCGTTTATGTAATTGGATCAATTGCTGTACCCTCTCACAGCATTCAGGCATTAAAAGCGGGATCGTTTTTGACGATGTCGCTTAGTGGATCCAATGTTCAAGTAACACAAACCTCAGGAGTATCACAAACAATAACTTGGAGTGTTACCCGCATGGCAAACATCTAAGTCACCTTCCCTAGTTGCTTGGAGCCAAGCCGATAAGTCAACGCCACTACTAACCCCGTGGATTACCACGGGTTTGCTACAATCAACCTGTAAATCTCATCTGTTATGACAACCGCATTCACCTGGGACATTGCACAATTAGAACGCACAACCGTAGACGGGATTGTGTACACCGCTCATTACACAATTGCCGCTACCGATGGCATCTACTCTGCTAGTGCATATGGCAGCATCGGACTGGAGCAGCCCGATCCAGATGACATCATCCCGTTTGCTGATCTAACAAAAGATCTAGTTATCGGCTGGGTGCAAGAAAAGCTCGGCGGTGATGAAAAGGTAGAAGAGATATCGGCGGCATTACAGGCGCAGCTTGATGAGCAGGCAGCGCCAACAAAAGCGCAAGGCACGCCTTGGCAGTAACTGAAAACCTATCAGGGTTTCTGTACGATTTTGGCGTTAGCTGCACCGCTGGCGCCACGACAGCATTAGGCATCCTTGATATGCCATCGCAGGTGGTGGCAGGCGATATAGTGCTAACCACTGATTACGTACTGACAGCACTTGCGACGGATTTTGGCACCTTAAAATATGAAGATGTAATCACGGTTGCGGGTACTGCTTATATGGTGCGCGAAACCAGGTTCATTGATGATGGTGCTTTTGTTGAAATTGGATTACAAAAAACATGACAACAAAACGCGAAACCATTGTTACTGCAATACGTACTGCATTAATCGGTACGACTGGCGTTAGCACCAGGATTTACCGCAGCAGGGTTGGCCCGATCTCTAGGGCAGAATCACCTGCAATTGTGGTTGAACCGTTAAGTGATACGGCAGATCAAAACACTAGCCTGCCAACTTTAGATTGGAGTCTTACGGTACGGGTAGCTGTTATCGTACGCGGCGAGATCCCAGATCAAATTGCAGATCCAATCGTTGAAAGTTTACATGCTAAAATTATGGCGGATTTAACGCTTGGTGGTTATGCTATTGATGTGCAACCGATCTCGGTTTCATTTGAAACAGTAGAAGCCGACCAACCTGCAGGGGTTGTGATGTGCGACTACCGGGTGCGATACCGCACTGACATTGTAAACTTAGCTTCGTAGTCATGGCTATTATTATGGATGAGTACTCAGGTCAAGGTGGTTCTTACCTGCTTGATCCTAAAACTGGCAAGCGCAAGCTCATTCGGCAAGCCAAACCAGCACTACCGCAATCCACAGAGGAATTGACCGATGCCACTTCTAACACGCAAACGCCTGCTGCTAGCCAAGATTGAGGCAACGTATGGCACCGATTCAACGCCAACGGGTGCCAACGCCATCTTGGTGCGTAATCTTGATATCACGCCGCTGCAATCGGATATTGTGCAGCGTGAACTGATACGCCCATATCTTGGTAATTACGAGCAGTTACTAGCCCAAACCAGGGTGCAGGTAACGTTTGAAGTCGAGCTGGCAGGATCAGGTGCTGCAGGTACACCACCTGCATATGCCGACGTGTTAGAAGCATGTGGATTAAGCGAAACAGTATCAGCAGGCGTATCAGTAACCTATGCACCTGAGAGTGGCGTCTTTGATTCAGTCACCTTATATTTCTTCCAAGATGGTATTCGTCACAAAGTAACCGGTGCACGCGGTTCATTTACGCTTAATGCTTCGGTTGGTGCAATACCAACGATTGCGTTTGAGATGACCGGCATTTATAACGCACCAATTGATGTCGTATTATCTACTATTACGCCAACATATGCAAACCAAGCGACACCATTGATATTTAAAAACGGTAATACCACTAGCTTCACCGCTTTTGGCTATGCCGGTGCACTGCAATCAATTGATTTAAATATGTCAAACGAGATTATCTATCGCGAGCTGGTAGGTGGCACTAAAGAAGTAATGATCACAGATCGCAAGCCATCAGGCACCTTACAGATTGAAGCAGTTTTATTAGCCACTAAAGATTACTTTACGACTAGCACTGGTTCCACATTAGGCAGCATTACCTTCCAGCATGGCACTATTGCAGGCAATCGTGCTACGTTAACGATGGCACAATCAGACCTTGCTGATGCTTCTTACACCGACATGGACGGCATCACGATGCTAAACCTGCCTTATGTTGCAACACCAACTACAGCAGGTAATGACGAACTGTCCCTTGTATTTACCTGATTATGGCTTTTGTTCTTTTGCAATCTGCTAGTTACAGTTGGCCGGTTTCTTTTGACGTGCCAACTGATGGCGGGCGTCATGAACCACAAACCTTTGATGGGCAATTTAAACGGTTGCCACAAAGCCGGCTAGGTCCAATCGTTGCTGAATTGCAACAGATTGAAGATCTTGCTGATCTAGATCGAATAACTGAAATCGCAAAAGAAATATTAATTGGTTGGGATGGGGTTACAGGAGATGATGGCAAAGAAATCCCTTACAGCGAAAAAGCACTTAGCCAATTACTAGAAGTGCCACTGCTAGCTGTATCAATTGTAAAATCATATATGGACAGCATCAAAGGCGCTAAACGAAAAAACTAACAGACGCCGCTATCTATTGGGCTAGCGGCGGTATTATTGATGATACGGCAAAAGATGCAGCAGGGTTAGGTATTGAATTGCCAGATCTACCGCAGCAATCTATTGATTTTGAAATATGGGAAGAAAACTGGGGAACGCTAGAAATGTTCTTGCGATGCCAAACCCAATGGCGAACTACGGCAAACGGTGTTTTAGGTTTTGACTATGTAGCTGTTGCGTGGGTGTTTAGACTGTATGCAGTAAAAGATAAGCGGGCTATGCTGGAGGATCTGCAAATCATGGAAGCAGCAGCCATGACAACCCTAAACGACCGGAGCTGATCCAATGAACATGGATGCACTGCTGAGAATCAAAGCAGATGTACAAGGCGAAAACAATATAAAACGACTTGGCAATTCACTGCAAGGTTTGCAAGGCCAAGCTAAAAATGCTGCGATGGGCTTCAATAGCCTTAAAGGTGCAGTCGCTGGCTTTGGTGCTGCGATCGCCGGCAGCGTCATAGTGGCCGGCCTGGGTGCAATCTTGAAGCGTTCTATTGATGCAGGTGATGAGTTATTTAATTTGCAAGCAAAAACCGGGATTGCAGCTAACGCTTTAATTGGTATTGGCAATGCAGCTAAATTAGCTGATGTAGATATGGCTACATTAGGAAAAGGCATTACAAAATTAAACGTAAATTTAGTTAAAGCTGCTGAAGGTAATGAAGACTTATCGAGCAAATTTGAAGCTTTAGGTATTAAAGTTAAAAATGCTGAAGGCCAGATTATTCCTGCTGATGTAGCATTAAAACAAATTGCAAATCGATTTGCAGATATGCCTGATGGCGCACAGAAAGCTGCTGCGGCTGTGGCGTTATTTGGTAAGGCAGGTGCTGATTTGATACCGCTATTGAATGATGGCGCGGCGGCAATGGATAAATTTACTTACAAAGTAGGCGATGATTTTGCGGCACGTTCTGATAAATTCAATGACACCATTACAGAATTTGAAATACAAACACAAGGCTTTGCACTTGAATTAACTGATGCGTTGCTGCCGGCATTACAATCAATCATAGAAGTGTTTGGCGATTTGTTTGATAGTGAGCAAGACTGGACGGCATTGTTTGCTGTTATAACAGGCGGGTTCCGCTCGGTAGCAACTTTTATCTATGCCACTATTAAATTAACTGATGTTCTTATTAAAAGCTGGGTTGCTTATTTTACGGTTATAGGCAAGGGTTTTAAAGGCGATTTTGTTGGCGCTGCGGATGTAATAAAAAACACTTTTGGAAGTTTGGTGCAACAAGCTAACCGTGACTTTGCGCAGATACAAAAGATCTGGACCGATGCACCATCACCTGGGACAGGGCGCAGACCTAACGGTCAAAACATGGATTTAGATACAAGCGCAGCAGATGCCAAAGCAGATGCAGATGCCAAGAAGCGTGCAGCAGATGCTAAGAAGCGCGCAAAAGAAGCTGCTAGTTTGTTAGAAAAGCAAAACAGCCTGAGAGAAAAAGGCGTTGATATAGCTACTGCGCTTCAGCGTAAAACTCAAGATTTGAATGCAGCATTTAAAGATGTAGGCGCATCACCTTTGCAGCAAATATTAAATGAAACAGCTAAAAGCTTAAAAGAAGGTGACAGAACTATAGAAGATTTTATTAAGCAATTGGAAGAATTAGAAGCGGAAAACAAAAAGATCGGAGGGACACTGGATAAAAAATACTTTGATCCTTTTCTTACTGCGCTTGACACCGCTCAAAATAAAGTAAGAGAAGCAAAAGAGCTGCAAAGCTTTAAAGATTTATTACCAAGCTTAGAAAGTTACGACGAAAAAATAAAAGAAATTACAAGCAGCAAAAAAGAACTTACAGCAGTTGAAGAGTTAGATGCGCAACTAAACTTGCTGCAAACTGGGAAGAGTCAAGAAGCATATAATATCTTGGTAAAAACAAACCCAGAGCTTGCCACTCATATAGCGCAGTTACGCGAGCGGGCAGTGTTACAAGACCAAGCAACACAAAAGCAAAAAGATGCAGCAAATAGTTTTGGTGTTAATTTCAATGAAAGCATTAAGTCTTACTATGATTCAATTGGTAATTTAGGTTCTGACGTTGGCAATGCTGTGGTCAATACATTTAAAGGACTTGAAGATCAACTGGCTAATTTTGTAATTACCGGCAAAGCGAACTTTAGCGATTTGGCTAATTCAATTATTAAAGATATGATCCGTATCACAACCCAACAGCTAATAACTAAGCCACTGATGGGCGTGTTGGGCAGCATATTCCCGGCCATATTACCAGGCGCCAATGCTGGTGTCCCTAATGGAACGCTTCCGCCAACTGATATTTTTAAATATGTCAACAATAATGCTGCAGGCGGGGTTTATGCCGAAAACGGCATTCAACCATTTGCACGCGGGGGCATTGTAGATAAGCCAACGTTATTCCCGTTTGCTAAAGGCATTGGCTTGATGGGTGAGGCAGGGCCAGAAGCGATCATACCGTTACGACGTGGCCGCGATGGTAATCTAGGTGTTGCTGGCGGTGCTAGCAGCAGCAGCTCCACCAGCGTTGTGGTTAATGTTGATGCCACAGGTAGTAAAGT